CATGTCGTCAGTAATAGCTTTAAAGTAACCATCCTGTTCTTCTATTTTATTCATCATGGTAGCTATCGGTTGACAACTAGGATCTATATCTATACTACGTAAATATTTTATTGCAATATCGCTTTGAAATAGCAAACTAGCTAATACTCCTACCCAACCGCCGTGTATGTCTACACTCACCGCGCTAGTGATAAAAGGTTTGATACTATCAATTAGCCATTCTTTACTCTTAATCTGACCCTGCCAGAAAGCATCCATGGTCCGTATAGGATCCGGGCTTTGACGGATGGCCTGCATCCAAAAATGTAAGTGTTCTAGATCAACTTGCATTTTGGTATCTTTGAATCTGCTGAGCTGACACAGGTAGGTGTTTTACATTTGGTTGGGAGATCAAAAAGAGTAAATCCATCCTCGAGTGTTCCTAGTATATCATCGTGACAGCTATATGCCCTCTTGACTTCGTTACCTCGTATTATAACACTTTGCCACCCAGCATGGCAATGCCAATCGGTGAACTTGTTAAAACCAAATGAATTAAATCGTTCTGCTTGATCAAATAGATATTCATTACCATCTGCATCAGAGAGCTTTATTTGATATACATCTTCGCCCTGTGCCCGTTGTTTAAATCCAGTTTGCATTGCTTTTATCATGTCATCAGTATAGCCATCAACTATGCGACTAGCAGTAGGATCGCTTTGAGGCTTTAAAGTTACATTAATTCCACGACCATGGAACTGTTCTAATCGATCATATAGTCCCCAGAACTTTTCCGGAACCATGACTTGATTAATAGTAACATATATGCCATCGTTTATTAATTGCAAACACTTATCACCAAATTCTTGTTCTTTAGCAAATTCTTCATGATAGCTAGCTGTAATACTTCTGCGCTGAAGTACTTCGGTTGCTGTGGACCAATTTTTCCACCATTTTGGACCTGGACTCAAATTAGTAGTCATGTGTATGCTTTGATATGGAGATTGGACTCCATCATCCAAATAGGTAATTAGATTAATTAGATCTTTGTAGGCTGTAGGTTCGCCACCTGAAAAACTCCAGTGGAATTGGCTAAATCCATTTTGGCGAGCTTGCCGTTTAATTTCATCAACCGTTTTTTGGTAAAGCTCTAATGGCTTATGATCATTATAGTCGGTACGTGCATATGGCCAGCAGTACGAACAACTGTAATTACAAAATCTGCCCAATATCCAACTTGTGTTAAATAATGGACGATCCAGCATTGTCTGCTGTCCAAAACGAGTTATTTTATCAAAGGGTATGGTTGAGAAGTTCATTGACAGTATTTACATTTGATAGTATAATTATAACGTAGACGTGAGTGGAACGGTATACCTCCTCCCTAGCATTCGTTAGGGAGGGCCAGGGGCTAAGTCCTAGACTGCCTTTGTAGGTTCGAATCCTACCGTCTACACCATTTTAATTAGGCACAGAAAGGCATTGTATGAAAAAAGTATTAGGTATTTTATTTTTAATTAGTAGCGTGGCGCATGCTGGTTCTTATGATAAATTTGATGCTACTCATAATATGAATAATCAAGTTGCTATTACATGGATCCAAGTTGATGATGTGAACAAGGCCTGCGAAGCTGAAAGCCGTAGAAGAGGCAACCGTGGATTCGGTTATGCTCTAGAAGCCTGCAGTTTTTGGCCTGCACCCGGCGGTCCAAAAGTATGTACTATTATTACAAAGAAAAGTACCGATTTAGATACATTAGGTCACGAAACTCGTCACTGCTTTCAAGGCAATTGGCATCCTGAAAAATAATGAAAAGTTTAGTAGAAGATATTTGGCGTGATGACGAGATTCTAAACAAGATCCGTACTCGCAACGACTATGCTCAAAATCTCTATGCGGCATTTTGCAATATGCAATGGTGCCCACGTGATTTATGGCCCATGCTAAAAGAAGAATATTGGTCCTGTAGTTGGCGTGCCGCAGGCCGTTTAGTCGCAGACTTCATAGGTAAGGGCGACTATATGGATTGGTATTGTAGTGGCATTGGCGGACTAAACAGTGACTATAGTAGTGAAGAAACCGAAGAAGAATGGCGTGCTAGGACTGGCTATATTTCCGAAGGTGTTGTAGCAGACGAAATTGAAGTAGATTTAAACCGCCTAGGTTGGATTCCAGTTCCATGGAAATCTGATTAAATATCTTGGTAAATACTGCTATGAAAGAATGGACTACGTTTATAGAAGAAGATGAAAATGGGGAACTTGTACTCCCATTGCCAGACGGCTTGCTCGAACTACAGGGGTGGCAGGAAGGCGACGATTTAGAATGGACTGATAATGGTGACGGTAGTTGGTCCTTGTCAAAAGTAAACGAATGAGTAAAGACGATTTATTAGAATTAACAGGTGTAGTAGAAGAAGTACTGCCGGGTAATATGTTTAGAGTTAAAGTAGAAAATATGCCCGAATTATTACTTTGCTATATGGGCGGCAAACTTAAACAACATAAAATTAGAATCATTGAAGGTGACTCAGTCAAATTAGAAGTTAGCACATATGATCTGAGCAAGGGCAGAGTAACTTATAGGTTATAAAATGAATAGCATTATGGAAACTGTCTGTGCTGTATGTAATCGAATACTAAGCAAGACTGCCCAAGGCATAAGTTTTCAAAAATTGCTAACTCATATAAGACGAGAGTTTCGACAGCAACACATAGATTTAACTATTAAGACTCATCGAAAGAAAAAACTTCCAGAAGAAGAGTTTTATGTTAATGGGTATTATGATCCAGAAAGCGATCATCATAATGAATGCCCAATTGAACTAATCATAATACATAATTTCCCAACTCATATTGAATGGTATCCGGATCACTCTAGAGATTTCCTAATACAGATTTTTGATACTGTAGTACATGAATTGCGCCATCAGAGGCAAGCTCGAAAAAGAAAACTTAGATTCCATTCTCACCCAGGTTCTAAGCCAGAAGAATACTTATCGGATCCAGATGAGATCGATGCATATTCAATTTCGATAGCGATCGAACTTACTCGCACTTTGGGCAAAACTAGAGCATTACGATATCTACATAGTCCAACTACATTGAGCCGATTCAAACTTAATAACAACTATGTTAGTCCTAGCTTGTTTATGTATAAACAAGAGTTTCAAAATCCTCAAGATCCTGTTATTAAAGAGCTCATCAAAAAAATCTATATACGTCTTAAAAAGGTTGACACAGATTGTATCTTCGTGTAAAATAGTAACATTAAACCTATTATCAAAAGGCAGTATATGATTACACTTAAACAATGGATGGAAGTTGCTGACTATCGCATCACTGAAGGTAGTGATTACATGTGGGATTGTTATGGTAAAAATGCCTATCGTTTAGATGCGTGGAATGGCGATCACGATGGCCACAGTGTTAGTATTTTGTTTGACACGAAGACTCAAGAAGTCTACGAAGCTACCGCTTATGACTATGCTAATCAGCGTGCTTATCGCTTAATGAATTCCGATTGGGTTAAAAAGCACAAGAAAGAAGCTAAACTTAGAGAAGTTGATTATAAACAAGCGTGGGACGATGTCGAATATACAGACTTAGAGCTCGACGATGATTGGTTAGAAAAAGCCAAAGCTATTGTATCAGGCAAGGCCTATGATACTCGTGTACAAGTGCCCTTGGTGTTAGACAATGATCAACTGTTTGAAATGATGCGGTTGGCTCACGACCGCGATATTACTCTAAATGCACTTGTAGAAGATATACTGAAGCAGGCAATTAAAGGTGAACTAAATGAAAATTAAAGTTGTATCGGATCTCCATATAGAGATGTCCGACATTGATATATTCAATGATAATGATTATGATGTACTGATACTATCGGGGGATATCTGCGTTCTTCACGATCTCAAGGTATCACCTGTTTCTGTTGCATGGAATGATGCAGAGGAGCCTCTGAGCAAGCGAGCTAAACGCGGTCTGCGTTTTGCTGACTTCTTTCAACGCTGTAGTACTAGATTCCCACATGTGGTCTATGTAATGGGAAATCACGAACACTACAATGGCAAGTTTGATCAAAGCGCAGATATATTCCGTAAAATGCTCGACGACTTACAGTTGCATAATATCTACTTATTAGACAATGATACTAAGCAGATTGATGATGTTTATTTTGTCGGTGGCACGTTATGGACCGATATGAATGGTGGTGATAAATTTACCATGTATCATCTAGAAAACTGCATGAATGATTTTAGTGTTATACGTATTGCTAAAGAAAACTTTAGAAAATTCCTGCCAGTTCGTGCTATGGCTGAATTTCATAAGACTAAATCATATATAAGTCACGTGATTGAAAACTTGCCCGAAGATGCTAAGGTAGTAGTGGTTACACATCATACACCTAGTTTCCAAAGCGCACATCCAAAGTACGCTGCCGATACTCTAATGAATGGTGGATATCACAGTAATCTTGATCAATTTATTTTAGATAGACCAAAAATTAAACTATGGACTCATGGACATACACACGAGACATTTGATTACTTTATTGGTACTACTCGAATAGTATGTAACCCGCGCGGTTACGAAACTTACAGTTTTGTAGAAAGTACAGGCTGGAACCCAAATATAACAGTGGAGATTTAAATGACAGACGAAATTGAAATCGTAGAAGAACAACAGCAACCAATCAGTGTAGGCGACATGTTGCGTACAACTAGCCAAAATACCAATAATCTGTTGTTACAGATGGCCGATCATATTGACAAACTAGAAGAAGAGATAGTACAATTAGTAAATCGTATACAAGAACTAGAAAGTCAAAAATGAAAATTGGATTGAGCTTTAGTCGATGTGTCCTTGACATTGTTGAAGGACGCATTGAATTTGACGATATTTTAGTTATAATTGCTCGAACAAATTTTAATCCACACATTGATGAACAATGGGCAGATATTTGGGAAGGTTATGCCCTAGGTAGCAGCCCCATGAGTAATCCAGAATGGTTCGATCACCAAGACGATGAAGACCAATTCAGAACAGTAGCTAAAGGACTGTATGATAGTGGCAAGTTGCATCAACCGAGACAATTTGAAAATGGCAACCCAAGGCGTCAACCGTACTATTGGTTAGAAGCAGTTTTACCTAGTATTGAATTAGAGTCTAACCCAGCTGCTAAAATAGCCTGGGATAAGTTTCAAAATATAGCAGGTTTGACTAACGTGAGTCTAAATGAAAGTGTATCTTGAAATACCTTGCAATTATTCTAACAGTATTATTAGTAGGGTGTGGTAACTCAAACTCTACTGATCTTACCTACGAAGAACTAGTACACTATCACACTGATTGCAATCTTGCAGGTTCTCAGCTAGATCGCCTTAAAGCAATACAACGTGATAAAAACTTTGACGCAGATCCCGACAAACTTAATGATAGTGATCGTGCCTACAATGCACGATTGAAAGCCACTATCTGGTGGTATGCTTATAGCTGTGATAAATCATGAAACGGATACTATTACTAGCTCTGCTTGTTAGCCAATCTGCCCTAGCCGATTGTAATATAAACTCAGCTAGCCAATTGGCTACCGAGCATAAGGTCGGACCAATCGAGCATCTAACTAAAACTATCAGCATGGGTGTATGTACTGTTAGTTTTGATATTACTGTAGATGGCATTCCACATCACTTGACCGAAACCGAAAAAGGATTGGAACAAGAAGAGAGCCTATGTTATTATGCCAAAGAGCGAGCTCGTAAAAACTTGCTTTTAGATTTGGGTGGAGAATTTAAAAGCGAAGCTATCACTACTTGTCGAGAAGGAAGCGATGTATCGTCCAAAATAAAGATTGGCGATATCATTTTGGCTAACCAAGTCCGACCTAGTCCGGTTAAAAAAGAGTTTATGCACAAC